AGTATACTTCACAGGAACACCATCTTTCTTTTTTACTTCACGGAACTTCCGCATCAGGGATCTAGCCATTACTTCTTTCTCATGCTCATCAGCTTATCTGCCGATTTTATACCGAAACTGGCACTAACAACCAAGAATAATAGATACTGATACCAGTCTGGGAGATTATCCAGTGCCGCGAACCCTTGGTTAACTCTCTCGATTACTGCGGGATCGTTGACTATTACGCTGTAAGCTACTCCCAGCAGCGGTAAAGAGATCAGGATAGCAAACCACTCATCCTTCCATGACTTCGCGGTGGCATCAGCCATCTTATTTTCCCAATCCGCATCATTCTGAATAGCGTTGATTTTGCGTTGCTGAATTGCCCTCTTCTCTTCAGCCTTCCCTTTGAGAAACTCTTTACCTAAATCAATCGCTGGGCCTAGTAACATTTGGATCATTTCTCACCTCTAGCTTGGTAGGCACTGGCCCCAAAGAAACTAGCAACCAAAGCGGATACCGCTATGAAATAAGTCCCTGCAATATCAGCAATCAAATCAGCAGCTTTCTCAAGCCCAAACAGATCACATATAAAAATACCACTTGGATACAAGAGCAGCCCAAAAAGCGCGAACCAGGCCATCTTCCTGATGCTATCTCTCTGTGCGTCAGCATCCTCCATCTTGCGTCTACGGTCTTCAAGCTCAATAACCGCTAGCTCGTGAGGGTCAATGATTCCGTTATTATTAGTGTCATATTTCTCAAGATCACTCATAGCACATTTCCTTCAATCTGATCTGTAGGCACACACGCTGTCGCAAAGTTGATTCTCGGTCTGTCAATCTTTTGTATGTGCGCCTCTCCAGCATACAAACACTGAATATGAGAGGAGTGAATTTCTAGAATTTTAAAGTAGAACGTCATATCAGCTACAAATATTCCTATCAACACCCAATTCACTACCTTCCCTTCATCGAAATAATTGCTAGTAAAAGCCAAATGCCCAAGCCGACAGTAAGACAGCCGATAAAGACAGCCAGAAGAACAAGCAATCCATCCTTGATGGCTTTTTTCTTAGCCAGTTTCCGAGCCAGTTCACGCTTTCGGGCCTTCTCCCGCATCTCTTTTCTATTTCTAAGGAAGGTCTGGTAGTCCGTCCAGAGGTTTGCCCTCCCGCCATACACCATTAAAGTCTTGATTTCATTAGACTTTTGCTTCAGTTCTTCTAAAGCCCAGAACGCCTCCGAATCGCCTTTCTCTGCGTTTTTCTCCAAATCCTCCATCGCATCACTGAGCTTGGTGAGATCACGACCCAAACAACTACCAACGCTCTTTATATCGTGGATGTTCGTGCAGAGTTCTTTAATCGAACCCATCGCCTCATTAGCGACCTTTATCGCACTGACAGCGAGGCCGATCTCTGCGAACATTTAAGTCACCTTGAGCAAGACGCTCAACAAGAGCGCGATGATACCTGCTGACGCAGAGATCATAACCGTCTCAATCCTTTTTATTCTGAGGATGGTTTCCTTCCAGCGCTCAGCACACACAGCTTCATGCGTACCTAGATTAGTTTCCATCTTATCCAGACGGATATGTGCCGATGCCGTTGTGCGGTTATTCATTACTGAATATCTTTGCCGCCGATTCGGACGCTCACAGTGCCAGAGGTGAACTCACCGGTCTTCACCCCTACCCGGTAGTAGATGTTTTCCGCTTCGTACCCGACTCTCTCAACAGGAACAGTGAAGGTTTCAACATCCTCAAAGTTGGTAGGGCTGGATGTGTCGTAGCTCTTCTGGACCGTCACTGTGGCGCTGAATGTGCCTGACACCGAGATCGAGAAGTCTCCTGCCAGGACCATAACCGCATCAGTGAATGAATTGGCTCCTGTTATATCTTTAGTTGCTAGTGCAGCCATGTTTGTCTCCTATGCAAAAACTCGCTGTGGTGTCTTCGGATTGACACCGTATTTTTCATCAAGTGCCTCAAAAAAACTACGCTGGGCATCACCAACCAAGCGCACGTTGATGTGATACCCAGTGACCGCTTTCATCTCTGGCGACTCGATACCGTCTTCTGACTTGATCATCTTACCTGTGGGCTTGTACATCTTGCCAATCCTGTCAATCGCGTAGTCGTGTGACGCTTCAGCTAATACAGTCTTACCATCATCGTCTGTTATGGTCAGGGATTTCAACTGAGTCATCATCGCCTTCTCACTGGTAAACTTCATGCAGAAATCTATTTTCGGTGCTGGGGCTTCGCTTTCTTCGCTCATCGCGTAATCTCCTGTAGCTGTGTGTCCGACAATCTTCTAGGGAAGTATTGAATCTTTTTGATGTGGCCGTTGAGCATGAAAGCCGCACCCCCAGTGGTAGATGACCCAATATTCATCGTTGTTAAAGCAGAGCTATCTGGTAGTGCTGCAGATGTTTCAGAAACTGCAGACCCTCCATTGACAGATCCAGAAAAATTATCAGTCTGATAAGCCATAGCGCCCTTAAAGAAGACGTTATCAGATATGTCTCCGACTACTAGGCTTGCGGTAGCAGACCCTCCAACCAATGCAAAGCCTCTGAACTTGTCTGCATTGACAACAAGCGACAATGATTCATTGGAGCTCGTATCACTGTTGATAGCAACTATTCTCGAAAAAGATTGACCGGTATCAAGAGAGCTTGCGTCTGCAAATAAAGTGCCTTCTGAAGCATTGAACCCAAACGCAGTTGTTAAAATTTTTGCTTTATCAGCAGCCCTGGTTGCGGTAGCGCCAGACGTTGGGATGTAGGATGTGGGGAAAGAGCCTTCTTCAAGTTGATTGCCAAATATAAAAACATGGCTCGCAGTATCCCCAGTGTAACTAGCGGCTCTAGCGGCAGTTGTCGAGTTATTAGTGAAAACGATAAAACCCCCGTCCGCAGTGCTCGTTGATGTCACTGCCGCTGTAAGAACGCATCGGAACCAACCATTACCAAAATCCTCGATTGAAGCAGTAGCTGATGATCCCACTGTCCCCACAACTCCATTTGTTAAATCGTAGTTTGCAAAAGCGTTTGAGCCAAATGCCGAAGACGGCAGTAATAATTGCATGACGCTGACTGTTCCAGCCTTAAGAAATGCAGAATGTGTATAGGTGTCTCCGCTGGTGTAAGAGAAGTTAATATCCAGTTGTATGTTGTGATTATTAGTGTCTGCGGTTTCCGATAGCTTAGTAGCATTATTTGAGCCGTCAGGGGCCGTTCCTTGGTTCGCAGTATCAACCGTACGAGCATTAGTATACTGCGTAAAATCCTCACTATAAGTAAGAAGGTTCGTCCTACTCTCCTCGATCAGAAAGCCTTTCCTGTCGTTCGTCACTGGGTCAAAGTCAATGCGTGGGGTGTTTGTCGTAGCCGACTGGATAAGACCGTTTGAGCCTACAAATGTAGCAGTAGAAGCCCTTGTGAACGTGATCAGATCTGCAAAGTTGTCATGGTTTCTGCTCATCGTGTCAGCTCCGTGTCTACAAAACTTGTCTCGCTTGAATCAAACACCAGGCTAAGGGATGGCTCCAGTGATGGCTGGGAAAGCGCCAAAATGGTCTCATCGTCTAGTTGTCTAGCAAAATACTGTAGCGTCCGAATGTGGCCGTTTAACAAGTTTGCCGTTCCATGATTTTTTCCAATAGACAACTCAGTCATTCCTGTCGGTGGTGTACCACTTGTTGCAGCAGTAGGTGATTCGCCTTGAGAAGCAAAAGTAAAGTTGTCTTTCTTATAGGTGACTATTGACCTAAAAACTTGAAGGATTGATTTTGCAACATTTTTTCCAACAATCTGAGTAGCTCCTGTTCTTATTTGATACCTGTGTTGACTTGTATCATTGCTTTTGTTTAAAAGAGTGATTGACTCGTCAGTGTTTCCACCATGGAATCTGTAAAAAATATGAGTAGCACCAGCATCATTAAAAGCTTCTGTCTCAATAAGTATTGAACCCTCTGTCTCAGAAAATCTGAAAGTGTTAGTAAGGATGTCACACAAGTCTGCTGATCTTGTGGCAGCCGCCCCTGATGTCGGAATGTAGGATGTGGGGAAAGCACCCTCCTCAAACTGAGCGCCAAAAATGAATATGCCAGAGCTTCCATCTCCAGTATATGGCACTGAATCGTCAGAAGGCGTGGTTGAGTTTGAGATACCAATGATAAACCCAGAACCCGTGTCCCCAGCGTTTGTATACGTAAAACTTGCACGATACCATCCGTTTCCAAAGTCCTGCACTGAAGAGCTTATAACATCTGAACCTGCTTCTGACACTGTGCCATTGCTTAGATCAACCACAATATATGTGGATGTGCCTTCGTTATTTGTTCTCAAATACCCATGCCGATTTGATTCCGCTTGTTTCAAAAAAGCGGACAGCGTACAGGTGGCCCCCGAGGTAATTGATACATTAAAGTTTATGAAATGGTCGTCATTGTCAGTGTTCTCAACCAGCTTCACGGCGTTTGTTGTGCCATCGGGCGCTGTCGTAGCATTCGTGCTTAACGTGGAATCTTGTAATGCCCAATTACTGAAGGACTCAGATCGAGTTATCAGGTTCGTCCTTTGCCCCTCAATCAGTAGCCCAAGGCTTTCGCCTGTAGCGGGATCGTGATCAAACCTAGCCACATTGTTACTCGCAGACTGGATCAGTTTATTGGAGCCAACAAAGGTGGCAGTCGATGCCCTAGTGAAAGTAATCCTGTGATCGAGCGCCAGATCTTTCGCAAACTGAAGATCAAGATCTGGATCAAATACTGGATCAGGGGCTGGACTCTCAAGCGGAACCCGGAGAATCTTTCTGAGAATCTTCTCCATTATGCAAACTCCTCAACGATGACTACCCCAGCAGAGCCAGCGCCTCCTGTTGCGGTGTTGGTTGCTTCATCAGCCGCTGATACGCCTCCACCTCCACCACCACCGAAATTATTTCCAGCACTGCCATTATCTGATCCGTTGGCGCTGATTCGACCGCCTGACCCACCGCCTCCCATAGAAGAAGACCCGCCTTGACCACCAGTGCCAGTTGGCGCTTGCTCTTCTGACACTCCGTTTCCTCCATCACTACCGACAAGAGACAACGTAGCTCCAGCAGTTGTAGAGCCACCACTTCCTCCCGCCTTATTAGCCAGCCCCTCGGTGTTTTTGCTTTCTCCCGCGCCACCTGCTCCACCTGCAGCAGTCACCTGATGAGAGTCACCATCCGCACCAAATTTTGAGGTTCCACCAGCTCCCCCACTACCTCCGCTACTTGAGCCAGCAGAGCCAGCAGCACCAACAGTAACAGCAGTTGATGAGATAGAAGAGACATCAATGATTTTTATAGCGGTAGCCCCGCCAGCGCCACCGCCACCAGCGACAGATATTCTTTCACCGCTTCCCGCTAGCGATTTACTACCACCTCCACCTCCACCGCCACCAATGACAGTGACCTTGACCTTTGTGATTCCAGTAGGTCTGGTGTACGTGCCGTCCGAAGTAAAGACTTGCATGCTTTGTAGCCCAGCGTCCGAGGTAGCCACACTTCCAAAGCTCAACGTGCCGCTACCATCAGTTTTCAGGAACTGTCCTGCTGACCCATCGGTTGTCGGATAGGCAAGCCCATCAGCAGTCAAGCTACCAGTGAGAGTAGTGTTGCCAGTCACAGCAAGCGTTCCAGATGCGCTCAAATTCACCCCGCTTATATTTCCTGACGCAGTTATTGCCGCCGCAGTAGTCGCCCCGGTGATCCCTAAAGTGCCACCGACAGTCGTGTTGCCCGATATGGCAGCAGTGCCTGTGGTGTCAATATTGCCCGAACCAGTGATGTTCTTGCTATTGAGGTCCAGGTTGCCACCGAGTTGTGGTGTCAGATCGTCTTTTATCTCAGAGAGGCCAAAAGAACCTGTCAGATCTGCGGCTGTTGCAGTAGGAACACCAGAAGAGTTAAATGATAGAAACTTGTTTGCTCTTTCAGTTGCACTTGGTATCTCTGAGCTCACGCCGGTATCACCGACAGGGAACCTGATGGACCGGCTTAGTTCTTCTTTGAGTTGCTGATCTCGCATCACAGCGCGGTCCAACCCTTCCTCATGGCTCTCTGCTGGAAAAGGGTCGTTCTCTACATAGTCAATCGCTTGTGTTAATGCAAGGTTTCTTTGTATTACCACCGTCACACCGCTTGCTGGAGCAGAACCAAAGGTCACGTTTCCACCGCTATCGGTTCCTGCCCCGCTGACCGTGTAGTGCGTGGTCAAGGTCTTGGTAACCTCTGCGCCTGTGCTGTCAGTGCGCTCTATCACCACCAGGTCAGACGCAGCAAAGGTTTTGAAGGTGTAAGCAAAAACAGTAGTGCTGCCGTTGCCCGCATAGGTGACAATGTTATTGGTGCTCGATACTGTCATGCTCTATTCCCCTAACCTTGCTGTATCCCGGTTGATAATTGCTTCTAACACGTTTGCATAGCGCTCCTCAGATGCTAACTGCAAAAACGCTGCCTCGTAAAACCGTTTCTCAATAGCCTTTATCTTATTTATTTTTTTCTGTCTTGGAAGGCTGTTGAAATATGCGTCTATCAGCTTGACCTCAATATAATCTTTAAAACCATAGCTCTCAAAGGTTGCCTTATCTTCTCTAAAATATTGCAGCTGGATCTCGTTATTTTTTGCTAGCTTGGCAACCTCAGATCTCATCGCCAAAGGCAGTGTGATCCCGTTGATTGATGTGGGGCCATTTGTCAGCGGCATTCCCAGATCCATTAGCCTAGTCTCTGTATCGGTGAATTTTTCCCCAGCAGAATACTTGAATGGGACGACTGAGTTATACATAGCCTGAACTGGGTTCACCCCAAAAGGCACACTTCTCTCTATCTCCTGGCCAAACACATCAATCAGCGTCTCATAGTCCCCTTCATCCTCTTTAAAATAAGGCAGGTTTCTGGTTTGGTTGAGCCAGAGGTTCAGGCCCGCACCCGCGAACTCGTTACCTATAGTTTTCGGCTTGACTGTTCCAACAAGCTCGTAAGGTATTTCATCGATCGCTGCATCGTAAACCCCAGCCTCGATTCCTTCATCATAGATTCGATTAACATCATCAAACGTATAATATTCGAGTTGTTCTGAGGGTTTTTTGATTCTCGGATCAAGCGCTGTTTCAACATTTCTAAACGCTGCTGAAAAAGGTAGCGGCACTGGCCCGACAAAGTTATTTAGGGGATTGAAAAGTATTGATGGATCTTCATACTCAAGCGATCGCACGACATCGCCTATGCCCTGTAAAAAAGGTAAATCCTGGAAATAATGTTTGACGGCTAGGGCATGAGCAGACAAAACATTCAATCGTTTGGCTGGATCAGCATATCTTCGCCTGAGCTCTATCGTATCTGCTGCGATTCCGATAAAAGCAGAGACAGGCTCTAGCCCCTGATAACTGTAGTATTCAAGCGGTCCATTCGGCCTACCTTTGGCATCATACAGTGGCAAGGGATCTCCATCGCTATCGACAGGAAAATTATCGCCTCTAAACACGAGGCTCCAGGGCTTCCACCCAGGAGGAAGTTGATTCCGAACCGACTGATCTTTTGGCATTGCACCTGTCAATCGACCATTTTGAGCAAGGTTATAAAATATCGCGTTTGTGCCGATTGCCAGAGTAAGCTTGCCAGCCGCGCGATCTCGGGCCTTCGCTCCATTTTTTCCTGTTAAATCAGCTAATGTTTTGGGATTGGCAAGCTGCAATATTGGATGGTTTTGCGCGACAATCAGCGCAGTGTTTGTTGGGACCCTCCCGAAAGGGACAAGGTATCTCCCAATCAAAGGTATTCTTTGGATGCCACGGGTTGCAGCACCCAACAATTTCTCAGCAGACGAACTTTCCTCAGAGATGCCAACATCTTTTGTAAGAGTTATGTATTTTCTTCTGTGGTCGATCGCCTCGCTTGAATAGTTCGGGTCGATCATAAGCATCAGCCCATCATCCAGAGCCTCTTGATCTGTTTTACCAAGAGCGCGACTTAATCTAATCTGACGAACAGACTCCTCATAAAGAGTTCCTCTTGCTAGCATGGCTGCCCAGAACTCATCCTGTGCCTGAAGCAGTCTTCCTGGGACTCGCACAATCCTCCCAAGGGTGTCAATAAACTCACCAATAAACGGCATTTCTTCGGCAGACTTACCGAATAAAACGATTTTTTCTTTGGAAATAGCTCGGTAGCTTGCTGCCTCAGCTTTCTGAGCGCCTGTCGGCATCTCTGTTCGGAAAACCTTACCGGCAACCATCCAAGCATCTTTTAGGCCTTCAATCATGCCGAGATGCCTTGCGGCGATATCCTCAAAGTAAATGCCTGAAGGATCTGGATTACGCGACAATCCTCTCGCAAGAGTGCCGTAACTAGCGCCAGCTAGGTCTGAAAGGCTGTCATAGACAATGAACAGGGGCGCTGAGAAAGTATTCTTGAAGTGAGTCGGGAACCACGAAAGCAACCCATTGATGTAGATTTCTTGGTACACACCTCCTAAGCCCTTGAATGCGGCCTGAGACACAAACTTATTGGCAGCAGCATTACCGCTTTTTGCTCTTATGTCCAAGAACCCTTTTGCTAATGCTATCGCTGCGTCACGCCCGCCAGTATCAACAAGAGCCTCGGCTGCCGCCGTTGCCATATCTTGTGTGCCAACAGGTATTTTAAATGACTGCAAGGCTCGAGCAATCTCTGTCTGGTTCGCTTTAGCTTTCATCTGCAAGGCAGAGTGCAGCCCCATCGCTTGCCTCAGCTCGACTAGTTTCACATCGCTGTTGTCGCCGTCAACGATCTCTTGAGCAATCTTTGCTACACGATCTCCAGACTTAACAAGAATTTCTCTTAGCGCAACCATCTCAGCGGCATTGAGTGTTGTGCCAACTTTTTTTCTAAGAATTCTTTTTGTAAATCCTATTTCATCAGCTAGTTCCTGGGCTGCTTCATCAATGGTCTGGACATTTGTTTTTACACCACGCTTAGCAGCCTCTTGCGGCGATTCGTAGATAACGCTCGTTGCATTGATGACATTCGTAACATCTTCAGTGGTCTCAATGTTCTCAAAGTTGAAATCAATGCCCTCATCCGACGACACGATAACGCCCCGACTAGAATAGATCTCAAGTAAGTCTTTTGCGTCACCCTCTGGGACTAAAGCGTCTTTTTTGCTACGAATAGCATCCTGACCGCGCTTGTTGATCAGCTCAGCACGTTGTTCAGCAACAGTTGGTTTAGGCTGAGGCTGCATCGCATCTAAACCATCTTGGTCGAGGTCAATCTGCGCCCCTGGCATTTGAATAGCTATGCCTGTCTCACCACCGGCCTCCTCAAGTCTTTGCCTGCCCTCTGGGCTTAAAGCTCTTTTCGCCTCTTCCTGTCTTGCAGAATATTCTCCTGTCTCTACAAGCTCTTGCTCAGAGGGAGTCGGGACTCTGGCTGGCGGTCTGTCTTTAGGCGGCTGGCTAACTCGCTTTTCTATGTTAGCTTTCTTTACAGCTCCCTTGAGTAACCTACTTGCCACGCCAGCAACCTGAGTGCCATCAAGTGACTTTGGATTGGTGTCAGCGAACTCAGTGACCCCACCAAGCTGTGCTGCTTTGGCTGCTTGCTCAGTCGGTGTCATTGCTCTGCTCCTGTGAAATAATCCTTAATGGTTCGCCTGAACCCTTCATCACTCCTAGCCGCTCTGACAGCCGCCACTACACCGTCAAGCACCGCACCCTCAATCGTCCCGGTGGCTGCTTGCTTGAGCCTGGCTTTCAGCCTTTCAGCTGCATCTGCGTCCTCATCAACCTTAGAGTCCAGCAAATTTACAAACTCGTTATCGACCCCAAGATCTTTCAGTAAAGTAGCAAGATTACCCTGCTCCGGGTCAAACAGAGTTTCCGCAAACGCTGCACGTTTTACAAATTGCAAAGGCTTTCCAGCCTTGCCTATCGGAGAGATAGCCATCCCAGTAACAAACTGTGATAACCCTCTAATCAATCCCTCTGAGATTGTGCTCCCAGACTCAATCTCAGGTAATTTAATTTCGCTCATGTTTTCTGGACGTTGGCTAGAAAACTCTAGATTTCCGTCTTTGATAATCACATAGCCTAGCGGCATCTTGTCTTGCAGAAACTCTCCAGCTTCTCCTGTGAAATCAAAAAAACCTTGCATGGCATCTCTAACACCACCCGCAACACCGCGAACCACAGGAGTGGCGACAGTGTCGGCATCTGCCGCCTCTGGGCTTACAAGAGGCGCTAGGGACTGCCCAGGAGTACGCCCCATACCTAGGGCATCGATCAACTCCTGATCTTCGTAAAGCCCGAATGATTCTGAAACGTAATCTTCTTCCATCACCTCAAGCCCTCTTCTGATGCAAAATCTTGAAAAAACTGTTCTATCTGAGAACTCAATCTCGGCTGAGTCAATATTGCTTCCCCGCCGGGCTCTTGCTTTATCGCAGCGAGATAGTCAAGAATTGCCTGCCTCTTGTTCCCAGTGGTGAGGTCAAGCTTGATGCTGGCAAACTTGCTGCCTAAAATTTTTGGAATCTGTGCTGCAAAATTTTTGGCATATTCCTCAAATTTTGCTTGAACAATCTTTAAAACTTGTTTTTCTGTTTTATCGGCAAGACCTTCCGCATATTCCGCCACTTCCTGATAATTCTTGCCAAGACCTCCGCTGTTTGGAAAGCCAGGTTTTGGCTCAGTTCTCAGCCATTTTTCTAGCGCGACCACCTGCTCTGATGCAAGTCTCGTTTTTATTCCAGCGATTTCACCTGACCCCGGCAAGGAAGCAACATCAAAGTTCACAGACTGTCTAATAATGTCTTCAGCATTGCGTCTCGCATCGTTAGTTTCTTGAACAAATTTGCCCATGAAGTATTGAAAATCGGATTCACTTAGCTCTGAACTCAGCCCATTAATTGCTTCTAGTGTAAGCTGATTATTGGCATCTAGTCTTGTCAGTTGGGTGTAAGCCTCTCGGTTTGTTTCCAGAGACTCACTGTCACCCCCCATCCCGAGAAGTCTTTCATAGTTTTCTCGCTCTTTGATTGATTCAAAGCCTTCTTCTGCCAAGATCTGATTTAAAACTTTCTTTGCTTCGGCGCGACTTTGTGGATCTTGTCTATCGTGATTCACGATGAGTTTTTTCTTTTCGGCAAGATCTTTTGCAGCTTGCGCCTCTTCTGCCGCCTCTCTCTCAAACTGTTCATTCTCAAGCTGGCTTGCTTCATTAAGAAGATTTGTTAGCAGTGCCGCTCTTTCATTTTCTGAAAGTTGATTGAACGCATAGAGCGTTACCTGATCCTCCAAAGTTCTAGCCCTAAGCTGCTGAACAATATTTTCAGGATCAAGTATCGTGTTACCCTTGCTATCCAGAAATCTTTTGCGAACCCGCCCTGAAACGATGTTACTAAGCGCCGAGCTCGATATCTGGATTGACTCGTCTACATTGAAATATCCTTTAGCTAAAGCATCAGGGATCAGACCAGAATATTTGGTTTCACCATCTATCAAGCCAGGTTCCGTAGAGAGCAAACTGTCTACCGCAAACATTGCATCGGATTGGTCAGTCATCTCAATGATTTCATTCGTGGTATCGATGACCTGGCGATAAGCGCCTTCCTTCGCAACCTGAAGAACCTTTTCTCCATGAGACTGCCTAAAACCTAGCTTATATTTCGCTAGCGATTTTTGAACAGCAGTTTGAAACAGTTGCCGAGACGTTTTTGTTTCTAGGAAGAATCTGCCTGTCTGCGGATTTTCAGCGGCCCCAGCCGCGTACTTATTTACAATACGATCCAGACCGTTTAACACTGCCCCCTCATCGACGGAACCCACAGGTTTACGATCAGTATCATCAATAAGCTGTTGCATTTCCTGCTGTGCTGCAGTGATAGCCTCCGCTGCTTGAGACTCATTTTTTATTCTTGCTTTTTCAAACCCAAACTCGACTAGGGCATCTCCAAGATTGCCCAAGGTGTTAGAACCAACAAGTGCTTGAGGAGATGCTTGCACACTCAACCCAGAGCCTGTTCCTCCGGTTTGCCGCCTTGGCAATTCATCATAGAGCGGAACTTTCATGATTGATAACTCGCTGCGACTGTTTTTCCGGCCTTCACGATCGCGCCGACCCTAATGTTTTGCGCTTGCGCTTTAGCCTCGAGCCGAGTGACCTGGCTCCTCAACGTAGAATTCAGCGCTCTTTCGTTTTGATCTGAGGCCCTTCTTGCAGCATTGATTCCTATCTGAGCAAGAGCCCTATCAGCATTTTTTGCGCTCGCAAGCTTGATCTGCAAAGCTGTCCCCGAGTCTGGGTCAAACCCGGATTTCACAAGAGCTGTTTGCTGCCTAGCCGCTAGTTTCTTATACTCGGCTCTGAAATCGACCTGATCAAGTTGACCAAAGAAGCGCTCTTGCTCGGCAGCCTGCTGGGCCGCCCTTGCGTTCCGATCACTGATAGCGGCGTTGAAACCAGCGACTCTCTCGATATTCCTTGCCTGGGATCTAGCCCCAAGTAAAGAGAGTCCAATGCCTGCTGCAACAAATGGATTCATGTTCTACCTATCAAACGTCTGTAATCGAGGGAAGATCGATAGGATTGTCAAGGGAAGTGCTTGATCCTGCTTCACCACAATAAACCCATCAGAATCATACCCCGATGGAAACTCAATGTCTTTATCGCCCGAAAAAAGAGGAACGGCGGTATCCATACTCATCGAGCTGTCTCGAAAAGGAATGAGCTCCAGGTTATCTGAACTTGGACCAACCTTAGCGCCTACAGAATTCAAAACCCGAATCGTTAGATCTCGTATTCTTTTTGTCTTACCTTGAGCTGTACCCTCTGTACCGCCTGCCTCGGCCCGCATCGTCTGTAAGGTAGACTCGTATGACAAACCAATATGAGCCTTGGTCGCAGCCCGGTCCAAGGTGATCTCCCCACTACTAACCAGCTTGTCGGGATGTGTTGCGCCGTCTGCAAGTATCCTCACATTTTCACCCTCTAGGTGAGACAGCCCGCTGATTGTCGTTGCTGCACTGCCCGAGTATGTCAGCCCACTGTCAATGAAGAACGCATCCTGAATATCGGAACCGAACTCGATTGGCTTCAGTCGCTCAACAAATCGTTTGGTTGATCCGTTGACTGTGCGGTTGACAATGACATAGACCTCATCCTCGGAAGTCTCTGAAGGAATGACCGCTACAGACTCAGCAAGAGCAAAACTTTGATCTGTAGTCGCCAGCCTCGTCGTATCTGTGCTGACAACAGAAAGGAACCCAGAACCTGCCCTCTGCGTTTCCTCGATGGTGACTACGTTTGCTGCAGGATTCGCAACAGTAAAATCGGAATGGGCATTGATTGCTGTAAAAATATTGTCAGCAGTCACATCATTTGAAGTGTTAGGCCTGAAGCCGAGCGATGAAGAGGGAGATCCACCGCCCGAAGCTTCAGAGGTAAAGGTTACAGTATTGCCGTCCGACTTCGTAAAAGTCAATTTGGTTCCTGCTGATATATTGGCAAAATCCGTAACAGTGACCGTACAAGACCCGCTAACGCCACCGAATATGTGCTCATGCCAGGCAACTACGTCTTCCTCCCGGCGGTATGTCATACCTACAAACTTACCGTTCTTGAGAACACACCAAACCACACTGTCAGGCTCTTGTTGAAAGGCCATCTCTTTGATTAGCCCCTCTGTGATGTGCTCTGAAAGCAGAGTCATATCGGGAGCAAAATAAGAATCAGTATTCACGTTGTAACTTAGTTCACGTAGCTTACGGCCAGCACGTTGAACAAACAGAGCAACATTAGCCACAGTAATCGGTTGTATATCAGCAGAACCATAACTTGCTTGGCGTTTTATCTGCGTGTTGGTCGGACTGATTGGAGCGTCCACCGATCCCGCTCTGACTACAAACTCGCCACCGGATGTACCCACAAGCAGTTGACGCGAGCTTGTCAGATAGCGAATCACGTTGACCTGGTTGCTGCCGATCGTATAGACCAGAGCCGAGTCATCCAGAGTGCCGATCGCAAAATCAGTAAAATCACCGGCAACCGAAAAAAACAAGGTTTGAGGGTTTGAGGAGGTACTTGCAAACACCAGGCGCTGCTCAAAGAAAGCAACAGCCGCTGGGAATCCCGTCGTTGTCGAGAAGGCTCCCAAAGAGAACTCATCATCAGCAACAAGATCACCGGCGATAGTAACCGTGTCTCCAGCAGCTTCAGACGCCAGATCTACTGATGGAGCGAATAAAATCGTGTCTGCTGTGACCGTTACAATCAGAGCGGAGCTTACGTTGTTGCTGGTGCTTCCGGTGATGGTCACCTTCATCCCAGCCTTAAACCCCTCACTCAAAAAACTCCCGCTGGTATCCTGTAAACGGTCATTGTGCTCAAGGTTGGTAGTGCTTGGATCGCCTTCGTGAAATGAAATCGTAGTCGCAGTCATGCTCGGCATTAGCTCGGATCGACGATCCTCATTCTCTTTGACTGTGACAGTGACACTGGTAGCGCTCGAAAACGCCGTAATCTCTGCGAATCCGTCGTGAAGCTTGATCAGTCTTCCCACATCTGTGGATACAAAAGTGTTTGCGCTTGCTGTAACTGTTACCCCAGTGCCAGTTCTGCCATTTGCAGTAAGAGTCGTGCCATCAAGCTGCGGGTCCAGCATCGGACCACGCCTGAAGTCAATGTCAGTAATTGTCCACGCATCATGCGCTGTTCTGGTTATCTGTCTGGGTTTGTGCTCTGGATGAACGACAAACATCACATCAGCAGACTGAGCAAACTTCAGTCCAGAAAGCTGGGCAGATGTGTAGGTTGTGGTCACTTCTACGGCGCTGCCACCACTTGTGACCTGTCCACCATCTTTGTAAATGCGAAAATAGTTGTTACCAAACTCAAGGATATAAGCCTGCTCAACATTAAACTCAAAAGGAATAAGCCTCGATGCGTTGGCGCTTGCCTTGGTCTCAGCGATGAATTGAGTGCCTGGTCTCCGTGTCGCACCGCCCTGCGGAACAACGAGAAAGTTTTGAAGCTTCTTGCATCCGTTGAAATACTTATTAAGCTCGGTTCGCCCATCAAGCTTTGGGGATAGCTCCCCAGCAGTGAAGTCGTTGAAGGTGGGGCTAGCTTTTGCCATCAGAACCTCGATCTGATGAACGTATCTGCCTCAATGCTACCAGCATCTGTGACGCTGGTAATGCTTGCTGGAGTCCCTTCAGTCGCATCGACAAATCTTGCCTCTTTCAGTTTGTCTTCATATAGCCCTCTCAAAACCTGAGAGAGAGAAACACTTCCGACCAGCGGATAAGCAATATCAGCGGCCAGCGCAGCTGTAAGCGACTCAATCAATAGTAAATCGTATTCGTTTGGGTCCGTAACTCGCCCAACAAAGATGACATTTACAGTGCTCTCGTCACACAGAATTTTTCTGCCCTCAATGCGGTACACAATGTCGTGAAAGTCAAGGCTGATTACCCGGAGGCAGTAGGGGTCATTCGGCAACGTAAACGCATTACTAAACTCAAATGCTGGCGCTGTCGCGTCCGGACTGAGAGTTTGTCGATTGATAAGACAATTCCAAGGGTGTGCGCGAAACACAGAATCACGTACGAAGTCGAAACGCTGATTCAGGATTCGCGCAGCCTTACTGTCCTCAGTGAGTGAGATTATGTTTGATGCACCAATCTGATTCAGCGCACTGTTACATATATCAACCACTGAAGACATCAGCCTCTCCCTAGATTAAAAGGGGGCATCGCTGCCCCTATTTTAGTCTACTACGTATGTGACAATGAACGACAGATCGCCGCCTGTGTCACCAGCAGCATCAAACTTCAGGCCTATGAAATATTGATCCACAGGGTCTGAAGATTCTCCAGCATCCTGCCATACTTGCTGGCCCATCTTGTTGATGTCCCTGGCTTCAAAGGCAACCTCTGTTCCAGTTGTCACCGCCGCTCGTAGATCAGTGATCGCGCTTGCATAGCAATCATCATCTTTCGCGGTCACGTTTCCATCACTGGTGTAGAGACCAACGTCACAAGTGTTGGTTGATCCTGAGTCCAGATCATCATTGAACAGCTTGATACTGATCACTGCTGCATTGGTTGGCACAGGAGCCAGCATCACAGTGTCTGAAGCACTAAGATCACCAGAGGCCAGGGCAATCGTGCCGCAAGCAACACGCATTGACCCAGTTAGCTGATGAACCGGGCTCATCACCATTGGGTCGGCAACAAAATTCGATGCCAGAGTTTGGTTTACATTAGCCATGTTTCATATCTCCTTATGCTGATTCGTCACAGTCGATCTGAACAACTTTCTCTTCTTCCATCCGGGTAGACCCAAATGTTGCACAGTAATAGACCTGTGTTGAGTAAGACTTGTCAGCGCGTTCATCAATTTTTGCCATCACATCTTTGCCGACAGCCAGCTTTACGCCATCTTCAGCCCACGCAAAGCATGAGCGAATATTACCGCTCTTCGACAAACGATTAGTCACATGGAAGGTGAATCCTAAGAATGTATTTATTTCACCCTGTACCAAAGCTTTCACCGTATTGAAATCACTCGATGTAACGGTTGTGCTATTCAACAAAGCCTCTATCTGGTCAGGCCCAACCGCGATATGACGTGTAATCGACGGATCAACCGATGCGAGATCAAGTATCTTCTTGGTTTGAATGAGTTTCGCTAGAGTCAGGTCAGTACCGCCGTTGGCGATCTGATGTCCAGCCAGCATCGTTGTGCTGCTAGCTCCAGACTTACCTGTCTTAGATGTACCGATTGCTGCCTCGATGATTGCATCATCCATCGCCCTGCCCATCGCAGCAGCAGCCGCCAGAGCATAGGTTGATGTCGGATCAATCAGTAAACGCACCTTATCAGCGTCATCAATCAGATCAGCCCACTCATAGCTCTCCATTGTCACCATCCGGCGAGAGTGAGGAGTCTCCACCAACGGAGTGTCGCCATGACGCGATGTACGCTTCACAGCAGCGGCTGCACCGACTTGATCAAAGAATGCTTTTTCACCTGTAACTGATTCCTCAGATACGGCGCCACGCAACAAAGACCCACGCTGTTGAGATAATAGCTGGACGTTGCTGCTAAATTGCTGCACGAATGCAGTTGAGATTTGTGTAGACATAACTGTCCCCTTCCACTTAGCTAGAAAAAAACGCCTCTCGCTACCCTGTGAAACAGGACGATTATTTATTCAATTGTAAACAGTACGCTGTCAACGCCAGGGGCTTTCGCTTTTCCTGGTTTCTTCACCTTTCGTGATGGTGGGTCATTGGGAGCTTTCGCTTTATCTTCAGACTTCAAACACCACTCAAGATTCTTCTGTGCTGCCGATAATGGATCATCCATCACAGAACCTGTTGCATGCTGAAGTGTAACCCGTAAAACCTCAAGTTTAAACTCAGGACTACACATTCAAAATTTCCCGGAACTTCATCGCTTCCTGAACATACCAATCATGCTCAGGATGTCGAGCGTCCCAGTACGGAGTTCCGTTAGCAGTCAACTCAGATACTTTATCACGGGCTTGCTCAGGAGTTAAGCCCCCTGAAAGCTTCACGCCCTCAAGAGTGTCCTCGCCCATCTTTTCCTGCATGAAAGAGCCGATGTTAGCCAGGAGCCGAATGACATTCGGATTGTCGCCTAGGTAGCTGCCATCAGCCATCTGAAGCTCAAGTATTTCAAGATCTCCAAACTCACTGACGACTCCGTTACCAAGATTAAGTTTGTCGTCAAACGCCTGCCCATACTCAGACCGCAGCTCTTTTTCTACGTCCTTGATGTAAGATTCATAGTTTGAAACCTCAGACTGAGCGCCTTGTGCCGCCATGTCATTCCACTGATCAGCCAGCTTCTGTGCCTGCATCTGAGTCAGCCCAGCCGCATGAGCGGCACTTGCGAACCAATCAACCATGCCCTGATCTGTTTGCTCACCCTCTGGGATGTTGTGGACTATATTGTATTGCTCCGCTGATTCTGGAGCGCCGAGTCTGCGATAGACCTCGTTCCAATCCTCATCGGTCGCATGTTTACCAGGGATTGCTACCTTATCAGCACCAATCATCGACTGAGCATGTACATAGCTTTTGGCAAGCGCACCAATATCATTGATGTGCTGCAAAGATTTATGACCTCTAATCTCTTCTGGGATAGAGCCTCTCCAATCCTCTACAGACTGAGCTACCTCTGGAGCATCTACCTCAGAGACTTCAGCTACCTGTTCTTCACTCATCAGTTTGTTCCTTTCTTGTGTTATCAGACAGCATGGATTGTAAAAACAGAACAACTGTGCGCTGCCCCTCACAGTAAGCCTGTTCATTAGGATCAGTCGAAAAAGTAGTGCCAAAGATGTGGAATCTTTTTTGCAGATCATCCAGAACAACAGCACCATCGTCAGTCTTGAATAGAGCCTGGTAGCGTTCACGTAGATCTTTTGGAGTTCTCATCCAGGGGTCTCGTCCCACTTCAAGGTAATTGTGCCACTCACCTTTGATTCATTTGTGTCTTCTGGCTTATTTCGCAACCCACTGGGCGCTAGCTGCCGCACATACTTATCTTTCTGGTCAACCTCAACGCGCCTGCGCTGAACCTCTGCCATTGCAAGTTTTGGGTCTGCGGGAAGTGGCAGCTCAACAATGTCCATGATTTCATCACGCAGTACTTCAGCCTGTAGCGCACGAGCTCGTCGATACTCAACATACGCCTCCTCTGAATCCTGAACATGTCGTAACACTGTGCGCTGATTGGGAAACTCATCAGACTGACAGATGCGGCTCAAGCTTTTCCCGTCAGCGATCTGTTCACATATTTTTTTGAACTGAGCCTGAGTTACCCTGACTTTTCTGGTCATTCAACAGCCCTCACCATCGGCGCTGCGTTCCCGGCTGCCTCAGCAAGCTGCATCAACTCCTGCTGTTGAGAGGCGGCAATCTGCTGCTCTTGTCTCCGAGACCTCATCTCCTGAACCTCCATGTCACCACGAACAGTGGTCGCAGGGATGGAAAGAGTCTTCAGGAGGTACTTAGCCAATCCATCAACATCGATGTAATCAAGTGCGCTCTGATCGAGCTGGGCCAGTGGGCCAAACAGCTCAAGCATACGCAACG